GATATGGTAAGAAAATCTTTGAACAACTCAAAGAGGCAATCTCACCAGCATTTGAAGACGAACAAGCAATTAATCCTTTCGACTTGAGAGAGGGTGCAAACTTCAAGATTAAAATTAGAAAAGTAGATGGTTACTGGAACTATGACAAATCTGAGTTTGATTCACCTGCTCCATTGTTTGAAGATGAAGCACAGTTGAATACTATATATTCATCTGCTCATTCATTGTCAGATATAATTGCGCCAGATGAGTTCAAATCTTACGAGGAACTCAAAGAGAAACTCGATAGAGTTCTTGGTCTAACTGGTTCAGTAAGTACTTCTACTGCAGAGTCAGTTGCGGAAGACTTGGACGAAGTGCCATGGTCTAACGTAAACAAAGAGACTGTTGCAGAAGAACCTGTAATCTCATCAGCAGAGATGTCATCTAGTAGTTCAGATGAAAGCGATGCGATGGATTACTTCAAGAAGTTAGCGAACGACTAACTTCTAGTATGGGAACCCACACATTATATCATGTGTCCAATGTGAAGTGTGGGTTGACTGAGACCGTGGAACGGGGGTACTCAGTAAGGGAAAGGTAGTCGGGGTCAAAGCGGGACTATCGGTACAGAGCGGGTTGCTGTAAAGTAGATTGGGGCGACTGTACACTTTTAATTAACAGGAAAATTTATGCCGAGTGTAACACCAAGAACAGATAGAAAAAGAAACAACGAAGAACCATTCGATAGAATGTTAAGGCGTTGGAAAAAATCATGCGAACGTGCTGGAATTGTTCAAGAGGTTAGAGACAGGCAACACTTTGAAAAACCAAGTTCTATTAAGAACGAACAGAAACAAGCAATCAAACGTAGAAAGAAAATTCAAGCTAAAAAAGCAGCTCAAAAAGGTTTTAGACTAGGGAGATAAAATATGGTAGGGCCCAACGGAGAAACAACTTACAACCTTCATGATGGTTCATGGGAAGGCGGTAAAGGTTCACACACTAGAGGAAAGGATAAGAAATCATACGATGCTTATGCCGCTGGATGGGATGCTATATTTGGTAAGAAGAAGAAGGCGAAAAAAGATGAAAAAGTTGAGGAGACCACAACGTCAAAAGACGAGGTACCACAAGATTCTGTTTGAACAGGATTCGCCTTTCCGAGCTCAAACAATTCCTAACAAGAAAAAACGTATCCCACGCAAGGGAAAATATTCAAAAGATTTAGAAGGTGACAGCGTAACCTAACTTAGATGATTGGTCGCTGTCATTTACTACAGGTCTATTTGATATATTTGTAGTAGAGTTATTCACTTGATTGTTGTTCTGTTGTGTCACAGCACTCATTACTGGTTTTGCTTCTTCCTTCTGTTTGGACTCTTCTTCCATCTCTCTAGCAGTCTTAACTCTATCACCAACTTCTACAACTTCAGCATCACCTAAGAAATCCTCTTCACCTGTTTCAACAAGTTTACTTGGAACATAGTCTTGTCTTTCATTTAATTGACCTTGTATCTCCAATGCAGCTTGGTCAGATTGCATCTTAGCATTACGTATCTCTTCAGTTGTCTTACCTTCAAAACCAGTCTCGACTCTACCCATGTCCATTTGGTCATAGTAACCACTATCAACTCTTTCGTTAACAAGCGCTGCTTTCTCTTCACCTTTAAGTTCTTCATTGTTAACTATGATTCTACCTCTCATAGCATTACGTCTTTGTGTTTCACGTCTATTGAGTTGTGCCTCAGCATCGAAGGAGATACTCTCTTGTGCTTTTCTTTCGTTAATGAGTTCTTGTGTATCAGTGTCCTCTAATCCAGTTGCCATTGCTTCTGCAGCTGGAGACATGTCCCCACCACCATCAGCAGTTTTAGCCTGTTCATCTGTTAACTCTTCTTCAGCATCATCACCAAAAATCTTATTGACCAACCAATTGGGTAATATCTTTTTAGCGAAGTTCTTTAGTATCTTACCGATGTCTATATCAAACACATTCTTAAAGAAGTCGCCAATAGCTCGGAATGGTGCCATGAGTAAATCCCATATACCACCAAACATGCCTTTGAGTCCTTCCATGACCCTATCGAAGTCACCTGTAAATAATCCCACAACCATGTCAAACATACCACTAAAGATGTCGAAGATTGCTTGACCTATGTTCATGATGTATGATATGCCAGTGTCGATGATACCTCTAAACCATCCAACATTCTCATACATCGACATGAATGCATTGTAAAGAAGGTAACCAGCTGCAAGTATAGCAACACCGATTGCAATAAACGGTAATGCAGTCATTAACATACTACCAGCAGTTAGAAGTAATCCACCAACAAATGCAAGACCTGCCATGATGAATGGTGCTACAGCGGCAATCATTCTAACTGCTGAAGCCATAACTGCCTTACCAGCTTGTAGTAATGCACCACCCATAGCCTTAACACCACCAACCATGAATTTAAGACCACCTTTGATTTTGCCAGGCAATGCCATTACACCATCTTTTACACTTGTAAAGGTGTCAGACATTGATTGACCGATATTAGTAATAGTACTACTAACACCTTCTTTTAAACTTGATAACCCATCCGACATGATAGATGGAAGAGCTGCGAATCCACTTACTACAGAATCTTTCATGTTCATAATAGTACTTGAGAAATTTTCAGTGAAGCCTGATGTAAAGGAAGATACACTCATAACCATACTTTGGAATAAGTCGTCAGTACCGAATACTTTACCAACAGCATCGATGTTCTTAACTACATCATCCGCTAGACCAACAAGGTCGAAACCAGTAAGTGTTTTAAGACCGTCAGAGAATTGTCCAAGACGACCAGCATCTTCGGATATCTCTTTCATCCTTTCGCCGATAGCTTCTTCTTCTTTCTCTTTGACTGCTTTTTGTTTATCAAGAACTTTAGTGTTTTCTGCTTTTAACTTGTCTAGGTCTTCACCCTGTTTATCAAGTTTGCTCTTCTCTTGTTCGAATCTTTTATCCAAAGACTCCATGGTTCTTTTCTTGACTTCTTCTGATTTTCTTTCTAGTTCCTCTCTTCTCTTGTTTTCTGCCTCTAGAGCTTCACGAGCTTCTTCAGTACCTTTATCAGCATATGCTTTAGATAACTTTTCAGCGTTACGTCTTGCAGCTTCAGTTTCTTTGAGTAGAGATTGGTATTCGTCTGTTTGACCAAGTAACATTTCTTGTTCTTGGTTTTGTCTTTCTTGAAGTGCCTTTTTCTTACCGTTCAACATCTGCTCACGGAATGCAAGTGTTTCTTGTTCTTCCGCAGCTTTCATGAACTTCTCGTGTGACTTAACGTATCTTGTTAAATCTACATCGGGGAATTGTTCTTCAAGTCTTTTAAATTCTTCAGATGATTTCTCGACACTACCTTCCATGACATTAGCAAGAGATGTTTGCAAACCAAGAAGTTTGTTCCCTTGTAAAGCGCCTGAGTAAGTAGATTTTTGGGTGTTGATAGAATCTAGTGATATTTTAGATAATGCCTGATTAGTATGTTTGAGTCGTTCAATAGCACCACCAAAGCGCTTATTGACATTCTTCATACCACGCTCGATATCTTTACCACCATCTTGTAACGACTTCTCAATGTCAGTCGTTACACTGGTGATTCTATCCGTGACCTTCTTTATGTCGTCATCTGCCATTTATTGTTCCTACTGTTTACTAAATGCTTTTCCTGCCTCTGATATACCAAATGCACCTAATGTTACTACAACAAAAGAAGTGTATATAGTGTCAGAAATTAATAGGTCTTGTCCCCAAAATGCAGTGATTAAATCACATACACCAAAGACAACCATTAAGAAAAATGAAATAAATCCAATGATTGATTTCTCGTTGATGTCATTCTCATCTCTGAACAATGCACCTATAGAGAACCTTTCCTTTGGTTTTGCAGCTGCTGTTGCAATCTGAAGTTCCTTAGAAATTTTCTCCATCTCTTTAATTTTGTCTTGAGCTTCATCCAACTTCAAGACCATTTCAGTATACTTAGCAACGTCTATTTCAACATTACCAGCACTTACTTTCTTTTCGTCACTCATAATTTGTGTCCTCTATATTATGAATCACATACACATTACAAAAGTTATTGATTTTTACGTTGTTCGTTCTTTAACCTTTCCTCTTCCAAGTGTTGAAGTAGTAAGTTGATGTATACCTCTCTTTCCCATGGTATCATCTCATCCAACTCAGTTAATGAATACTTGTGGTGTTGCATCAACTGAAAGTTAGTGTTGTAATAATTCAACACCGACTCGTGGGAAAGGCAAATTAAAAAAAACTTTGAATACCTTGTAGTAATCTAGTATTTTCTGTTTGACAAACCCCACACTTATACTTTACTTCATGTGTTAGTTTTGGTAAACTATCAAAGAACATTCCGAGTTCATCTAATTGCTTGAATGTCAAACTATCGAAAAACTCATCCAACTCCTTTTGAGATACATCTTCCATAGGATACACTTCATCGGCATCAAATACAGAAGTAATACATCTCTTCACAATCTCCATACTTTGTTGTGTTTCATCCATCTTGGTTAAACCGTCAATGTCTTTAACACTTGGTACCCTAAGTTTTACACCCATATCGTCTGTTAACATAACTGTATCAGACTCAGGCATAGCACCCGAAGGTTGGATTGCTTCTAAGTCTAAATCAACTTTAGCAGTCCCTTTACAATCTTTGTCCATACATGTTAGTACCAACTTAGATGTTTCACCTACTGAGATAGCACGGACTTTGATGAATAACCACTCTAAGTCCATCATAGGTAGTTTGGAAATATTCTCTTTTCCAAATGTACATGCATCAATCATCTTAATGATTGCTGACATGACTTGTTCTTGGTCAGCGCCTTCTTTTGCCATGACTAGAACTTTTTGTTCTTTAACTAGGAATGGTCTATATTCTATCTCTTTCCCACTACTAGGTAGCACTGTTTTATAAGTCGGTGCCGACTGAATCGGTAATGCCATAATTACTCCATATTATATTTAAGGTGTTCCAAAAAGGTCACGGACATTTTTGTAACTATTATCAATTCTCGATTTAGCAGTTTGTAATCCCGAAACTTTATCTTGTAATCTACCAGCAGAACTGGAGAAACGAGAACCTACTGCAAGAGCTTCTTGTAAATTGTCTAATTGACTCCTACCACTATTTAGTCCGTTCGGAGTCGTCCCTTCACCGTTGTAAACAGGGTGAGGAGTTTTAGTTGGATTTTTACTATCCACGTATTCTGTTGTGAAATATCTGTAAGCAAATTGTACACTTACACTTAACATTTCGCCCTGGGCCATATCCAGTGTAATTTCATCAATTGATGTTGGATATGCTTCATGTAATCTTACGATAAGACTTTCGCCTTGTTGACCTTCACTGGCAAAGGTAGGGTTATATCCATCCTTTCTTAGGTGTTTGATTTCTACTTCACCAATATAGTCTTTATAGTATGCAAAGATAGGTTGTGTGTTTGGGTCTGAACCAGAGCTCTGGGCGGGAGCTGCAGTGTCACCACCATAGATTGAATCTAACCACAACTGAACTATCTTTCTATCTAAGAAATCTATGTCAGCATAGAACGTAAAGGTTGCAGTCCCACCATCATCGATTTTACCTGTTGGGAGAAATTTTCCTTTACCTTGTGTTACCTTCTCAGTAACTTCTAACTTTCTACTTGGAATGGTTGCGGTCTTACATCTAACTGCATTGAGTGTTAAACCTTGTGGGCCGAAAAATGCAACTTCAAATTGGTTTGCCATTGCTGGTGCTTTGATTGCACCTATGATAGTATCAATCGAGTCGTGTCTATTTCTTGCTTTATCTTCCATCTATACTTCCTTAAATAAATAACAGTCCAATCATGAAACCGATATTAAGACCTAGTGAGCATACTAGAATGAAATCTTTTCTAAATGTTGTATTTACTGCATAGTAAGTTTTCATTACACTACCCTCTTGAGTGATTCAGCATATACACGATTTGCATTGTATGCTGTCCCTTGGTTATCTACAAATTTCTGAGATGGTAACATAACCACAATATCCCAGTAATCATATGGTATCTCTCTTATTTGACCACTAATGTGTGTAGTAAGATATTCCTTTACACATGGTCTTGCCCATTTTAATCTTGTTACAGATTTGACCATATCATATGTAAGTTTCAATCTAGTGTTTTCATCATCCCCCATGTCAGGGTCTACTGCTAACTGGTCAAACACTTCCAACAATTCTAACCTCTTTCTTGGTGGAAGGTAATGCATATTCAAACCTAAGAACCCTTTTTTCCTTGGTTCTATTGGTACTACCACAGGGTATTTATCCCAATAAGGCAATGTAGCGTACCCCTTTGCACTGTAATTAAACAATACTAGAGAACCTAAAAATGGTCTTGTTACTGGTGTGCCTTCTACAGCTAATTTACCACGGTTGACCTTTATAGTTCTTAGATTATCCTTAAACCATTCTCTTGCTTCGAGTGACTTCTCTTCTATTTCAGATGGGAGTAAGTCGTCATAGTTCTTAAGAATAGATGCCATACATCTATTTATACTAAGTTAGATGGTCTTCAGTTAATATTCTAAATTTAAATTTACGGTCTTTGCAGTATTCGTTAGCTGCTTTGAACTTTGCTTGATTGACAAGGTATGTTGCAACCTCGTTGATGTACCTTTTAGTTTTTCGCTTGGGTTCTTTAGGTGGTTTGGTTTGCTTCTTAGGCTTAACTTCGATGATTTCATGCAACACTTCACCCTTAGTGTTACGATATTTTATGTAGAAGTCAGGGAAGTATCTGTGAACCTTGTTGTCCACAGGAGAAATGTATGGTATAATGATTTCTTCACTACCCCATTCTAGTATGTTAGTGTTATCATCACAATATTGCATAAATCTACGCTCCCACAGAGACCTATAGACAATCTTTGTAGGGTCGCCTTTATATTTTTTGTAATTCTTCGGTTTAAACCGTCCGCTATATGACATAAATAGATGTAACAATAAAGAAACTCTAGGTATTTATACATGGCATCACTAAACAAAATTCTATCGAAAGTTAACTCTGCCTCATCAGCATTGAAATCAGTAAAAGGACTGAAGTCTAAAATCACAAACACAGACTATAAGAAGACAATTGCAGACCTATCAAACTATGATGCTCTTAAAGAACTAGCAGATAAAGAAAGAGAGATATTGGAAGGACGAAGAAGTAGACTCAATCAAGATGAGGATGCAGCTAATAAGATGAAGTCCATCAAATCTGCTAAGAGACCCCCAGCAGGAAAAACAAAGGAACTACAATATCCTTTAGAACAACTCAACAACTATCTAGAAATTAAAGTCAGACCAAGAAAACAACAGAACAGTGGTGACAATGCCAGAAATTTACTGAACGATACAGAAACATACATTTATATGTACGTTCCTACTGGTCAAGTAAGTGAGGCAAAAGTTTCATATAAAGAAGGTGAGGTTGGTGTAGTTGCAAGAGGTATCATGCAAGCTATGGATGCAGAAGGTTTTGTTGAAACAGGTTCCACTTTGATGGATACACTAAGTACTGCAATACAATCGGGTCTAAACAAGATGGCAAATATGGCAACAGGAGATGTTGTTAACTTTGCACAAGGACAAGCAGTCAATCCGATGAAAGAACAGATGTTGGAAGGTGTTGGGTTCCGTTCATTCTCAATGGAATTTACAATGAGACCAGTATCACAAGAAGAAGCAGATGTGTGTAAAGAGATTATATGGACACTCAGAACAGCTGCTCTACCCGACACTTTTGGTTCGGATGAAACCAGTCAGATAGAAAACTATTTTAACTATCCGAACATTATCGATTTAAGATGGGAAGGGCCTATTGCAAATGTGATGGATGGATTCTTACCAGCAGTGATTACAAATGCAACCGTAACGTATGGTGGTGGTAGTACACTAGAGACTTTCTCAGATGGTACTCCACTAGAGATGAAACTCCAATTAGAATTCACTGAGATTAAAGTTCTCACACAAGAGACATATCAAAAAATATCACCACATCCGAAAGCGGTAGATATTGGTGGTGGTACACCAAGTATATTGAACAATAGAGACACAACTAACGGATAACACTATGGCGACACAACTATTTAAAAACTTCCCAACAATACAGTATAAACTTAATGATGGTAGAATTATCCACATCAAAGATTTCTTCCGTAAAGGTAAGATTGAATTACAAAAAGTTAATACACTTGTTGATTATGAATACTATGAACTACAAGAAGGGGAAAGACCCGATATAGTTGCTTCTAAACTATATGGGGATAGTGATTTACACTGGGTACTATTCCTAGTGAATGAGATAGATAATTACTATGATTGGTATATGGATGTAGAGACATTCAACAATTACTTGGACAATAAGTATGAGGGTGTTTATCTAACTGCATCCGAAACAACAGATATTGTTGGCCCACACAATACAGATAATCAAGGTAACATTGTCAGCGACAACAAATTCTTATTGGGAGAAGTAGTTACACAAGGTGATGTTAAAGGACATGTATTACAAGTGGATGCAACTAAGAAACAATTACGAGTTACTGCTGGTGATTGGATAGAAGATGCTGTTGTGTCAGGTTCACTTAAGTCAATGAATGTTCAAGGTGTAGTACAACCAAGAGATTCTATCTCACACTATGTGAATGCAAATGGTATAAAATCCACAACACCACAGGCAGGGTTTTCAAGTGTAAGCATTTGGAAACATGAGTATGAACTCAACGAAGATAAAAGAAAGATTAAAATAATCAAACCACAATATGTAAGAACAGTGGTTACACAATACGAACAACTTTTACAAGTTTAACATATGACAACAGAAAACCGTAAGAGCGGTGAGTTTTTTATAAACTCGATAACCCTCTCAAATCAATTCAAAGAATCAGTTGAGATAACCAAACTCATTACTGGGTTTCGTCTGTTCGAGTCTATCTATAAAAAGTACACTACCGCAGAGATACACTTCATTGATGGTTTGAACTTGATTAAGAACTTCAGGTTTACAGGTCAGGAGTTTGTTAGAGTTTCTATCTCTATGAAACAAGGTGTTGGAGAAAAAGCAGCTAAAGAGGATAGTATCGATAGAGACTTCCGTGTATATAAAGTATCAAATGTCAATCGTGTTAACGACACTACACAAACATATATGATAAACCTATGTGACCCAGCAATGTTTTCGTGCGAACGTGTACGTATAAGCAAAGCTATGAGAGGGTCATATGATAAGATGTTACAGAACATTTTAGTTGAAGATGTTAAAATGAAACCCGAAGAGTTTGACTCATGGGAAACAACCATACCCGACAATCAACAGATGGTATGGCCCAATTGGAAGGTTTCCAAGGTCATAGATTTCATAGCACAAAATGCATCTATTGGAACTGATACACCGTATAAGAATGGGGTGTTCTTCTTCCAAACATTAAACGGTAAGTATAAATTCAAATCTATTGACACTATGATGGAACAGGAGTATCCTCTATCCTTCTCATATAGACCAAGGTCAGACAATCTAGAAACTGGAGACACCGACATTAATGCTCCAAGTGGTTTGAACACACAAATTATATCTTACACTAAACCACAGATTTTTGATACACTTAGAGGAACCATCTCAGGTGCATATTCTAGTTCTATGAAAGTATACGACCCTATCAGAAAAATAGAAGAGGATATTGTTTTTGATTTAGAAGAAAGTTACAAGAAAGGTAATCATGTGTCTGGCAATTATCCTATGATATTGACCGATGGTGCGGAACCATTTACTGAGATGACACTTACAACAGAAGACATTGTTGATAAATTCATTTCACCAAATGTAACTGAGATTGATGCTAACCTGGCCCCGAATAAAGTTTTCGATGGTGTGGTTCATTACGATTACACTACTACACATGTGTTCGACCAAGAAACAGATGTCACATCAAACGAAGTATTCCAAGGTCAGAAGAATAAAGACAACGCAAAATTAGAAAGACAAGCAATGATGGAGATACTACAACAACACACTATGGTAGTGTCCATCCCATTTAGAACTGATATCAGTTGTGGGACTATTATCAATTTAGAATTGCCCGAACCACAACTTGCTTCAGGTACAGATGTCAAAGATAAATTAAATGACGGTAGATACTTGATTACAGATATATGTTTCCAAGGGAATGTATTGGATAATGGTGGTGTCTGTAACATAGAGTGTGTCAAAGAAAGTTTCGCTAAAACTATTGCTTCTATCAATCCACAAGATAGTATGGAAGCACCCGAGGATATATAATGAGAATGTTTTATGGCATAGTAGAAGACCGTAACGACCCACTGTTAATTGGTAGGGTTAGGGTACGTGTACATGGATTGCATACAGATGATAAACAGTTGATTGCAACACCCGACCTTCCATGGTCTCAAGTGGTTCTTCCAACAACCTCTGCTGGTCTTTCGGGGTTTGGAACACAGCACGGACTCGTAGAAGGGTCTACAGTTATTGGTTTTTTTAGGGATGAAAAAGTTCAACAAGATTTTGTAGTAACAGGAGCTGTTGCTGGTATTCCTGCTCAGGGATATAAAGAATCTATCACCGATGAATTACTTAAGAGAGAAGTCGTCAAAGGATTCAATGACCCACGTAGATTAACATCAGCAGATTATGCTGACACACCCGATGGTGCTTCACCCACACAATCACCAAATCGTACATTCGGTTTAGAGAAAGGTTTGGATGAGTTCCCTAAGAAACCTAAAGAGATTGAGATAAATCTCGTAGATGGTACAGGGTCTACAATAACAGAATTAGAACTTACAGAGGCAGATTTACCTTACTATCCTTTGTATTATGATAAGTCCGATTTATCACAAGCTGCAACTGGTGATAAGGATTACACTAGTAGAGATGTAAGTGCAGTAAACTCAAAACCCGATACACCCATGGGTATGCCAGCTTCAGTAGCTGCACCTGTGTATCCGTTCAATAAAACTATAGAAACAGAATCGGGACACTTGATAGAAATTGATGACACTCCTACACTAGAAAGACTAGCAATAGAACATAGGTCAGGAACGTTTCAGGAGGTTCACCCCGATGGTAGTGTAGTACAACGTATAGTAAATGACAACTATCAAGTGATTGCAAAAGATGACAAACTTTATATAGCAGGTAATGCTGATATAACTGTAGAAAAAGGTAATGTCACTATCAATGTGAATACAGGTAATGTATCCACAACAGTACTCAAGGGTAATGTTGACACTAAGGTTATGGAAGGAAACGTTGACTTATATGTTAAAGGTAATGTATCCGAGGTCATTGATGGTAATGTTGATTCGCAGATTGGTGGAACACTTAATGCTGATGTGGTTGGTAATACTACATTCACATCACCCCAAACACTTATGACTACAAATTTAACTGTTGATGGTACAGTTCATATCACTGGTGCTCAGACAAATGATTCTACAATTGATGCAGTCGGTGACATATCAACTGATGCTGGAAACGGCCCAACACTTGCAACACATAAACACAAAGCGACTTCACAAGATACTGGTTCAGGTTCTAATGCTGGTAAGAAGAAAAATACAAGTGTTCCCGATGCATAATGTATGAGAACGTATAAATAGAACTATGAAAGATGTAAAAAACAATGCTTCAAGAGTAGCAACTGATAATCTTTATTCCGATTTAGATTTATTGTTTCAAGCACATCCAGTTACAGGAGATGTAACTAGAAAAACTGATATAGCATCTATCAAAAGAGCAGTGAAGAATATTGTTCTAACAAATGCATATGAGAGACCATTCAAACCAGGCTTTGGTGGTAATCTAACAAACAAATTATTTGAACTGAATACAGACCGAGGAATACGAAGAGTTGCAAATACACTAGGTGAAACTATAACAACGTTTGAACCAAGAGTGGAGAATGTAGTGATTCGTATAGACGAAGATAAGTTCGATGAGAACACTCTTTCTGTAACAGTATCATACAATGTTAAAAATGGAGTTAAAGACCAATCCGTAAAAATCGCAGTAACGAGGGTAAGATAAAATGGCAAAAGTAAACAGTTCACAATTAAACATTACGGAATTAGACTTCGATAATATTGCTCTAAATCTAAAAGACTTTTTGAAGGGACAAGATAGTCTCAAGGACTACAACTTCGAAGGTTCTACAATGTCAGTATTGATTGACCTTCTTGCATATTCATCACACATCAGCGCAGTAAATACTAACATTGCTGGAAGTGAACTATTTTTAGATTCAGCACAGATTAGAAAGAATGTAGTATCACGTGCAAAAGATTTGGGATTCATCCCATCTTCTGAAACAGGTGCTGGTGCTATCGTAGATTTAACTATCTCTAATGTTAGAAATGGTGATGGTACAATCCCATCTGCTGGTGACATGACACTTGGAAGAGGTGCAATATACCAAACAGTATATGATGGAAGTACATATAACTTTGTCGTTACAGAGAGTGTGAAACCATCTCAGAACGGAAACGAATTCAGATATTCAAATGTTGGTTTAACTCAAGGTACATATGCAAATGATACTTTTATCTTTGATACGCAAATGTCCAATCCAAAATTTGTGTTATCAAATCAAAGAGTCGATAAACAACACATACAGATAAGTGTAAACTCAGGCGGTGTAAGTTCAACATACACACTATCAACAGGTATATCAAACATCACAACAACATCTAAAGTATTCTATGAACAAGAGAATGAAGATGGATATAGAGAAATCTACTTTGGTGATGGTGTACTTGGTGCAGCTCTTAAAGACGGTGACATTATAAACGTTACTTATATTGTGGTTGATGATTATCACGCAAACGGTGCTGCTACATTTACACCTGTAAATAGTATTAATGGATTTAGTAATATTTCAGTATTGACTACTCAGAAAGCAATCGGTGGTGCAGAGAAAGAATCCATTGACTCAATCAAGTTTAAAGCGACTAAGTTCTATACATCACAGAACAGACTCGTGACACTTAACGACTATAAAGCAAAGGTATCAGAGTATTATCCAAATGCGGATGCTGTTGCAGTGTGGGGTGGTGAAGACAACGACCCACCCGAGTATGGTAAAGTGTTTGTTGCTTTGAAACCTAAAAATGCAGACTACCTTTCTGAAACAGAAAGAAAGTTAGTAGTGCAAAAACTGAATGCACTTAACATGCTAACAGTTCGACCTACTATTGTCAACCCCGAGATAATTAAAATTCTTGTCTCAACTACATTCAAATATAACCCTACTGGAACAACACTAAGTAAAGGTGAACTGGAGGGTATCGTGACTAACGCTATCAATGATTTTGACGCTTCTAACCTAAGTAACTTTGATTCTATTTTCAGACATTCAAACTTAGTAAAAGAAATTGATTTAGCAAACGATTCTATACTTTCTAATATTACGAATATCAGATTACGTAAATCACAGAAAGTTGTTACCGACCAATCTAAAGGTTTGACTATAAACATAGGTAACGGACTATACAATCCCGAGTCAGGTTATAATGCTTCTAACGGTGGTATTATAGTAACGACTGGTTTTAAAGTACAAGGGGACTCAGTAAACACACAATATTTTGACGATGATGGAAAGGGTAATCTAAGAAGATACTATCTATCAGGCGCAACAAGAATTTATCTAGATAATTCAGCTGGAACGGTTGAGTATTCTACTGGTAAAATAACAATCAATAATATCTTCTTTACTTCGGTAGATAAAACAGATAGTACGATTGACTTCACATTAATCCCAGCATCGTTTGATGTTGTTGCAACTAGAGGTAACTTAGTTGACATCGACCAACAATCGATTGTTGTGAAAGGTGAGATAGACACCATCGCAAGTGGTGAGAGTAGTGCTGGTGTTGGGTTTAATTCAACATCTAGTACAACATATTAGTATGCATAACGTGGTCTAAGACACATGGTGTGTGCTTAGAGTAGCATTCCATTAACTTGGTTTTTATAGGAGAAAAACAAAATGGCAGATAAGAAAATTAGCGCATTGACAGCGGTTGCTGATTCAGCAATTGGTGGAGATGATTTACTACATATCGTAGACAACCCAGGCGGTACACCTGTTAATAAAAAGATGACTATTGCTCAACTTTTTAAGAACATCCCTACTTTCTTGGCAAGTGACGATATCACAACTTTAACGTCTAGTGCAACAGACCTTGCATCTTCATTCGTTACTATTATCAATGGTAATGGTTGGGGTGCTCATACCAACTTTACGTTGGATGATGGTACTGCAATTGGTCAGTTGAAAATCATTATGGCAGGTACAGCAGAACCAGCATCTTCATACGAAGGTAGAATTACAGTTACTAATTGGCAGAAGTCAACTACAGCTGCTCCACAAATCGTATTGGATTCACAAGGTGAAGCTGTTGTATTGATTTGGACTGGTACTGCATGGAACCTAGTCGCTAACACTGGCGCAACAGTAAGTTTTGCTTAAGTAGATACATATGCAAGAGTACCAAACAGATAGTTTAAGTTCGAGACTTCCCTCTTTACTTCCCGAGTACTTGAGGGAGGAATCTCCAGCGCTTGAATCTTTTCTAAAGGCGTACTTTGAATTTTTAGAAGCAGAGATTATTACTCTCTCTTCACAATCTACTATAGACAATTTAAGTTTAGAGGACGGTATCGGCGACCTATTATTGGAAGACGCTACCGTCACTAATCGTTTCAGTGATGAATCAAGAAAGATAATTGCTGAATCAAGTACTACCAATCCAACTGCAACTGCATCACCATTTTTTAAGGGTGAATACATTGTTGGTAGTAAATCAAAATCAGTTGGTAAAGTTACACTAGTAAGTGGTAACAAACTATATGTTGAAACTATCGAAGGACATGGCTTCCAAAAAGAAGAGACTATCAGTGGTAGAGAGTCAAAACAAACAGGTGTCGTAGAAAGTTTTAAACAGAACACCGTTCTTGCTACAAACAGATTATTAGATTATTCAGATGTAGATAGAACCACAGAAGAATTCCTTCAGTATTTCCAAAACGATTTAATCCCATCTTTGGATATTGGTAATACTGTTAATCGTAGACTTACGATTAAAAACATTAAAGATTTATATCAATCCAAAGGTACTGCTGATTCAGTTAAGTTCCTTATGAGATTGTTGTATGGTGAAGATGCAACCATACGATACCCCGATAACGAAACACAATACATCTCAGAGTCAGGTTATAACGAAGTACGAAGAGTACGTGTTGCTGTAGATACAGGTCTACCACAAGCAACAGATAGACTAATTCAATACAGACCCGATAGTGATTTCATAGAAGCAGAAGCAATCATTGAAAATGTATTCGTTGATGATTTTGACAACAAAGAGTATTCACTAGAAATTACAATCAATCATTCGGGCACCTTTACCCAAGATAGTAAAGTAACATTTATTGATAGAGATGGTATCACAGAATACACTGGTACAGTTCTAGGTATCATTGCACAAGTATCAAGAGATTCATCATCAACTTATATCGCACATGACGATGATGGTGTTATTCTTTTAGAAAGTGAAGAAGGTACTGCTACGGGTGGTCTCTTGTTTGAACAACAAGGGATTGGTTCATTGTATTCAATGAATGACGTTATTGAATTTACAGGAAGTAAGAGTAACCCACAAGCTGTAAAAGCACGTGGTGTTGTTGATGGACTGAGTAGAGGTGGTATTACTAAAATTTACGTTGATGCCGAAGGTACAGGATATGAAGGTGGTGACCTAATCGTATTCGACAACCAAGGCACATCGGGTGGTGGTGCGGAAGCAGTAATCGGTTCAGTAGGTGACGAAGTCATGCTGGAAGGTGGAACTGTATACGGACACTTTGAAGTGACTGCAACTGGAGGAGAAACACAAGTTGGTGGGCCTGGTGTCTTTGATGACAATGGTTTACCAATATTCTTCAATGATGCAGATTTAAAAGTATTCGTTAATGATATAGAACAGACACCAAACACTACCTACACTATACACGATTATACACATAAAAACGATAGAGTCAATTTTACAAATCCTCTTAACGCTGGAGATAGAGTTGACTTATTTACAGAATTCAATAGACTAACATATGAAGATGCTACCAACAATGGAGACACCGTTGTTCTAGAAACAACTGTTGGTAATATAAGAAGTATAAGAATCAATGCTGGTGGAGCAGGTTACGAACAAGTACCCCAATGTTTCCCAGGCGGTTACATCTACTTTAATGACCTTAGTGGTTTTATAGTAGGTGAGGTTGTAACTGGTGGTACTACTGGTGCAACTTCTACCATTTTACGTATTGAACACGATAGAAATAGATTAGTTGTTAAACGTCTACCAACAGATACTGGTGGATATCAAAATGGTGAAACGATTACAGGTGGCACATCAAACACTGTTCGTTCTTGTACAGATACACAAGTTACTAGAGGTGAGGGTGCAAGATTATTTGCATACTCAGATGATATCGGTGGTATTACATCTATCAATCTAGTCAACCAAGGAAGTCATTTCCATGATGATGGTATTCTATCGGATACCAGTTTCTTCCCTATGTTGATTACAACACCGACTGCAACACCACAACAGAATATTAGAATAGAAGGACAAGTATCGGGAGCATCAGCAACAATTGTTAGATATGATGCAACCCGACACATATTAGTATACAAAGATTTAGATGGTCTCTTCTTTGATAATGAAACTGTTACATTCAACAATGTCGATTCATTTAAAATTTTAAGAACAAATCCTTACAACGGTATTGGTAAACATGCTGGTGAAGGTAATATGCAAGAACAGTTTGTTACAGATAAAGGACAATTGAATAGTGCAGCCAACCACTTGCAAGATAGTTTCTATTATCAAACTCACTCATATGTAATCAAAGTAGCAGAGTCAATCAACAAGTATAGGTCAGTAGTAAAAGACCTATTACACCCTGCTGGTCACATATTCTTTGGTGAGGTTGGACTTGAAAAGTCTGTAACAGGTAATGTTCCAACAAGTAAATTTGTTCCAACCGTCATCATGGTTATGGAACCCGTATTGTATGTACCCGATGCATTCTCAAATTCATTGAGAACATATTTGTTACATGCAGACATGTCATCAACTGGCCCCGAAGGTGGTGTTGGACTTCTTACACTTGACGAAGCAGGTCAACCAGTTGTAAATACAGACCCAAGAACTGGTGGTGCAATCACAGAACCAAGAACAGAGTACGGTGATTCATCACATAGAAACAGACACATGAACATTCTTAAGATTGTCAATAAGTCTGTACCATCTGCTAATATTCAAAACGTCAGAGGTGATGTACGTTCTGTAGGTTCAATTAACTTAACTGATAATCAAATTACACTAGACTATCATAATAGAAAGTTTGTTGCTGCTGACCAAGGTAAGATACAAAGTTTACATGTACACAGTGAAGAAAGACTTGTATTAGAAACTGGAGGTCTGATAGAAATAGAAGAAGATGCATGTTTAATGAGAGCAGAAGAACAAGTTGGTGCTATCGTTAAAGGTGAATTCGGTGCTACCTTTATGTCAGAAGATGGCGAGTTCAATATAAGACTGGAGAGTGCAACAACAGACGAAGAGAAGTCTTACTTTGTTTCTGAAGCAACAATTGATTTTGATGACAAATACACACTTACTGAAGACGGTCATAGAATCGTATTCGAAGATGGCAGTCCTCTCACCGATGAGGAAGCATCCGAGAACAGTATAACAACATACATCCCATTTGGCCCAACTTTTAAAAGTATAAATACAATGAGCGGTCAAAGAACATATCGTATCTCTTACTATATTAAAGATGAAGAAGATGACGGTATTATGATGGAAGATGGATACGGGAATCTCTTAAACGAGGACTCTATCCCCGAGGGACTTAGAATTGCAGATTTGGATAACGCTTATCCTAATATGTTCATGCCTAAGTTTAAGACTAACGAAAGAAAACGCATAGATTTATCATATTCTGCCTACGTAAAGTCGGCATAACTGTATAAATAGTATATAAATATCTGTAGGAGATAACAAAAAATGGCAGCAATAATAACAGAAAAGTTTCGTACCCATAATGCGAAACAGTTCAAAGAGGATTTTGGTGAATCAGCTTCATCAACATATATTTTTATAGGTAGGTCACACTCATGGCCTGTGGACACTTCACCACCTGTTCCAGTAAACGGAACTAGTGAAGAGATGGATGCATTCGATGACATGCTTTCTATGAAGAAAGTAAGTAGTGGTGATGTATCTCATTGTCTACCAAGATACGATTGGACTTCAGGTACAATCTATGATGAATATGCACATGACTATTCATCAACTAACACTTCACCAACTGGCTCCAGTACACTTTGGGGTGGAAAGTTTTATGTCTTAACAGACGACTACAATGTTTATAAGTGTATCAGAACTGCAAGAGACAGCAATGGTGCTGTTGCAGCTTCTAACGTGAAACCTACAGGTACATCCGCAACAGATTTAATCTACACTTCAGACGTAGATAATTCTAATAACGCTTATCCACAAGGATATATTTGGAAGTATATGTATACAGTAACTGCCGCTGATACAATCAAATATGTTACTTCAGACTTTATTCCCGTTAAAACACTAGGTGCTGTAGCTGCTGTCGCTGGTACTGGTGCAAACGGTGGTTTAGGTACAGTTGCAACTAACGACTCTTCTGCATTGTGGGATGTAGAAAATAGTGCAGTAAGTGGTGCAATCTATCACGTAAGAGTTGACAATGGTGGTGCTAGTTATACACCAGGCACATATACAAACGTCCCTGTAGCAGGTGACGGTTCAGGTGCAACTTGTTCAGTAGTGGTAGGTTCAGACGGTGCTATCGATTCAGTTAACATGACAGCAGGTAACTCACCAGCATATGGTACAGGTTACAAACGTGCTTCAATTGAACTTGCAGAGTCAGGTCAATCAGGTCTTGTTGCTGGTGCGGGTGCAGTATTGACACCAATCATTTCACCAATGAACGGACATGGTGCTGACCCAGTTGAAGAACTAGGTGGTAACCATATCATTGTAAACACAAGATTCGAATTCGCAGAAGGTTCAGGCGACTTCCCAACAGACAACGACTTCAGAAGAATTGGTCTTCTACAAGACCCATTTGCAGTAGGTACAACATCTGTATTTACAAGTACAACTGCAAACGTATGTTCAAAAATGACACTTGATAATGCTAGTGCTTTAGAAGTTGATGACTTAATTGCTTCTGCTGGTACAGAAGTAGCTGGAACTGCAAAATCAAGAGTGATTTCAGTTAGTGGTAACGTTGTTACTCACCAACCGATTGCCAATGCTAAAGGACAATATGTCGCCTTTACAGCCGCTGACACAGTATTCAGAGGTTCAAGTAGTATCAGTGATGTTGACTCAGTAAATGCGAACTTCCCCGAAGTGGAGAGGTTCACTGGTAATTTGTTATATGTTGAGAACAGAGGCGCTGTAACACGTGCCGCCGACCAAATCGAAGATATCAAACTTATCATCGAAATGTAATTCGTGGGGACTTGTTCCCCACATTAAAATAAAAGAGTGGAATTATGCCAGAAAAGACAGATTTAAATATATCCCCGTATTACGATGATTACCAAGAAGACAAGAAGTTTAACAAAGTCTTGTATCGAGCTGGTCGTCCTCTTCAAGCAAGGGAATTAACACAAACACAATCAATCCTTCAGAAACAGATTGAGAGATTTGGTTCTCATATATTTGAAGAAGGTTCTTTGGTTACTGGTGCTGAATCAGATATCGATTTAGATTCTTACTATGTTAAAGTTAAATCTGCTAATCCAAACACAAATGGAGATACTTCTGTTGAGACATACAGAACTTCATTCCACAACAAATACGTTCAAGGTAAATCTTCAGGTGTTGTAGCTAAGGTTGTAAACTCTAGTGCAGAAACTACAGATGATTCGATTACACTATTTGTTAAATGGCATTCACAAGGTAGTGATGTATTTAACTCACCTATCTTCCACCAAAATGAAGTTTTACAAGAAGTAACACTTGCTTCAGACGGAACAATCAACGTTGTTGCTGGTAACTCAAACGAGTTCACAGTTAAACCATCTTCAGATGACCCAATCGGTAGGGCATCACTTGCTAGTATTTCTGAAGGTGTGGTTTTTATTAGAGGATTCTTCTGTTTAGTTGACAAACAACAAATCGTACTAGACAAATATTCTGCTAGACCAAGTTATAGAATTGGTCTAAATGTTACTGAAACAATTATTGATAGTGCATCAGACACTTCACTATTAGATAATGCACAAGGTACATCGAATGAGAACGCAGCTGGTGCTGACCGTTTGAAGATGGAATTGGTGTTATCTAAATTCTCTATAGACACAACAGATGATGCAGACTTTATTGAACTAGCAAGAGTCAATCAAGGTATCATTGAAGCAAAGATTACTAGACCACAATATGGTCAGATTGAACAAACACTTGCACGTAGAACATTCGATGCAAACGGTGATTTTGTTGTCAATCAATTTACACATAATTTAAGAGAACATTTAAACGATAAAACCAATAATGGTTTCTATGACCGAGAGTTTGGTGGTGATGCAAATAAAATTGTTATGCAAGTATCGCCAGGTAAAGCATATGTCAAAGGGTTTGAGATTGATAAAATCGGAACCACAACACTTAACTTTGATAAAGCAAGGTCAACAGTTTCACTAGACAACACTAACACACCAGTAAGACTGGGTAATATCCTAAGAGTAACAAACGCACATTCATTGCCTGAGTTTGGTAATGAAGGTAACCAAGAAGTGTTTGGTGATATTAAACTATGGGATAGTGTTCAAGATTCCACAGACGTACAAAGTGGTACATTCGTTGGTAAACATATTGGTCTAACAAGACTTAGAAATATAGACTTATTCAGTGGTTCTTCAAGCAATTCAGAATACGGTTCTTCATCACAATGGAACTTGTATCTTTTTGATATCAAGATGTTCACAGAAATTACAGGAACATTGAGTGGTACATTTACAGAAGGTGATAGAGTAGTTAGTGCTTCAGGAGCAACAGGTATTGTTGCATATACTTCAGGTAGTAACCTATACGTCCATGATGTTACAGGTACATTTGAAGCTGGTTATGCAATCACAACCGAAGGTAAAACTACAGGAACTACAACTCCAACTGCTGTAAGAACATACAACGTAGATAGAGCAAGAGGTGTTACACAAGACCCTAGTGATGTAAACTCACAACAATTCGTTGCAGATATTATTGCAGATTCAGATAGAGTATTGTCAGGTACAGTTTCTATTAGTGGTACTGCTGTTACTGGTTTCGGTACTAGATTCCAATCAGAACTAAAAGAAGGTGACATAGTCATCGATGGTGCTGGTGCAGAGAAAGTTATCGCTTCTGTATCAAGTCCAACATCTGCTACCTTAACATCTAGTGGTGGTGCAATTGCTAACGCAAATGTTACACGTAGAAGAGTAAGAATACACAATCAAGACCAAACTGCAGCTATTTACGCATGGCCAAGAGATTGGGTGAAGACACACTCATGTGATAATATTAAAGTTAGAAGACAACATCTTGTTACAGTTGATAGTGGAACATTCTCTATCAATGCTGGAACAAACGCAACCTTCGAAGCAAGAAACACAGACAACTTCTCAATCGCAGTTGTTGATGCAAGTGGTACTTATGACGAAGGTGATTTGATTGATATAGAACAACTAAGTCCAACAGTAAGTGGTCAGACCCTAACATGTTCTATTTCAGGTAACAATGGTGCTAAGTTAAAAGTAACATCAACAGTCCTTATTACAGACCCATTATCAAGAACTAAAACTCTAAGACAATCAAGACTTCTTAAAGTTGGTAGTGATAGAAGTGCAAACGGATTCTATGGTACTGCATACGATGATAGAGAAATTACACTAGGTGTTGCTGACGTTCATAAGATTCATGCAATCTATGAAGGCACTACACCAACAATGCCTAACGCAAGTTTTGGAACTGTAACAGGAACATTTGTTCAGTATGAAACTATAGTAGGACAATCTTCAGATGCACGTGCTGTATTAGTATACTACGGTGGTAGTGGTGCTATATCACACTACAGAATGGTCAGTGGTCAGTTCGTAGAAAGTGAAACAATTGTAGGTGCTACATCAAACGCATCCGTAACTATTTCAAACGTAGACCAAGGTTCGCCTGACATCAAGTCTAGATACTTCTTTGACAACGGTCAGAGAGATGGTTATTATGACATCGCAAAAATTACAAGAAAGGTAGGAGAACCTGCTCCAAACGGCCCACTATTAATTTGTTTCGATTACATGACTGCTGGTGCTGGTGATTTCTTTGATGTTGAATCGTATAGTTCAATACCTTACGATGATATCCCAGTATTCTCACCAAACAGAATTGATTTGGGTGGATTGGAACCCGATGGAACATTCGAACTATCAGATGCAGTAGACTTCAGACCAGTGGTTGGTCAGATATTAGGTACAGCATCCTTTGCAACAGACAACACTGTAACTCCATCAAGTGCAATCGACCTATCTAATAATACATCGGGTTCGGTATATGCTCCGTTCGGTTATTCAACAGGTAGATTCTTCGGTGGTGTTAGAAGTGGTATTACAGATACTTTTGCAAGTTCAAACGATTCTCCAGTGCCTGGTTCTAGTATTACAGGTGATATATCTTTCTATGTTGGAAGAATCGATAAAGTATTCCTTCACAAGTCAGGTACATTCCAAACTTCAGTAGGTATTCCAGCACTATCTCCAACTAAACCTAAGGCGATAGATGACTCAATAGAACTGTTTGAGTTGCAGATTCCTGCTTATACCAAAACTATAAAGAACATTAAAGTTAGGTCACTAGACCATCGTAGATTTACGATGAAAGATATCGGTAAGATTAATAACCGTGTGACTAACTTGGAAAGAATTACATCTCTATCTCTATTAGAGAAAGACACACAAACAAAACAGATTTTAGATGCTGATGGTTTCGATAGATTCAAGTCAGGTTTCCTTGTAGATAATTTCAGAGGTCATAGAGTTGGTGACGTAAACCACCCCGACTATGAAAATTCTATTGATGGACAACTTGGTGCGGTAAGACCTAAATCTTACTCACAGTTCTTTGACATTTCATTGAACACTACTAAATCTAGTAACTACCAAAAAACTGGTGATTTGATTACTCTTCCATATGCGGAACGAACATATGTGAACCAAGATAAAGCATCGAGACACATTAACGTAAACCCTTATCACGTATTCAGTTTCTTTGGTAACATCAAGTTAACGCCTGAAACAGATATCTGGCAAGATAGAGAACAATTGCCTGAAGTTAGAATTAATAGAGAAGGTAACTTCGATGCTGTTATGGCAGAAAACGCTAATGCTCTTGGTACTGTTTGGAACGAATGGCAGACATCATGGGCAGGAAAACCCGAACTGGTTGCAACCGAAGTACAAGCAACTTCAAATGGTTCTTGGAGTGGAGACCCAACACAAGGTGGTGAATGGACTTCAGGTCTACAAGTAACAAGAGAGATTACAGAAACTGTAGAAACACAAACAAGAACTGGTGTGACAACAAGTGTTGTTGAAGACTTTGTGGAAACAAGAAATGATAGAGTTGTAAGTGTTACACTCATACCTTTCATGAGAGCAAGGTCAATTGATATACATTGTACAAACTTGAAACCAAACACATTCCACTATTTCTTCTTTGATAACGAAAGAGTGGATAGTTTAATTACACCAAAGGCAGCTGCATATTCAAATACAGGAGCTCTTACTACTAGTGCAATTAAAAAGTCAGACCAAAATGGTGAACTAAAAGCAACGTTTGCATTGCCTGGAGGTAAATTCCCTACAGGTGAAAGAGAACTAAGAGTTACATCATCTTATAATAACATCTCATCACCTAATTCACATGGTAGTGCCATGTATCAGGCGAAAGGACACTTACAGTCAACACAGACTGAGGTTACATCCACTAGAAATGGTAGAGTTATTCAAGAAAGAACAAATGGTGAGAGACAAATTACTAAACAAGGTGAGAGAACAAACGCATTACCTTGGGATACAGTTGCGCCTCCAGTGCCAATCCCAGCGATTCCACCAGTACGTGAAGTGTTTATCGAATTGCCACCACAGATTTTAATAGAAGAGGTCATTGTTGAAAGAATAGTTGAGGTTCCAGTTCCTGTAATCTCAGAAGTATGGCCGCCGGCAGTGATACCCGACCTTCCAGTACAACAGTTGCCAGTTGAAATTCCAACGCCAGTTATTGTGCCGCCGATTCCAATCGTTCCACCTGTTATTCTTCCACCCGATGATTTATCTTTCGGAACGCCTGAAGTAAGTGGTGGTAACTGGACTGATTTCACAGGAAGAGGATTCCCCGATTTCGGAAGACTTGAAAGAGGATGGGGTGACCCACTGGCACAGTCTTTCATTATAGAACAGTCAGGTGGTGCTTTCTTAACTTCAGTTGATATATACTTCCAAGCGAAAGATACACACATACCTGTATCTGTAGAAATTAGAACTATGGTAAATGGTTACCCAGGCCAAACAGTATTACCATTCTCAGTTGTGACATTGAATCCAAGTAGTGTAAACACTTCAGATGATGGTTCAGCTGCAACTAACTTTACATTCGAATCTCCAGTATATCTGAGAGAGAATGTAGAATACTGTTTTGTGGTTTATTCAAACTCTAACGAGTATGAGGCATTTATATCAAGAATGGGTGAGAAGGACATCGCAACAAATCAAACAATTGCTGGTCAACCATATGCTGGTTCATTGTTCTTATCACAGAACGCTTCAACATGGACTGCAACACAGGAAGATGACCTTAAGTTTATTCTCAGAACTGCTAAGTTCGATACTTCAAAGTATCCATCTATAGTATTTGAGAACGATGCTCTACCTAGTACTAAGTTACAAACAAATCCAATTGAAACATTCATTGGTAAAAACTATGTAAAAGTATACAACTATTCACATGGTATGTACAAAGCAAACTCTAATACTGAGATGACTGGTTTGTTAGGTAATGTACTAAGTGGTGCATTGAACAACGCTGCTCCTAGTGTAAGTGGAACACCAACCGATGGTACATATACTGTAACACAATCAGGTACTACTGGTCAGGGTAGTGGTTGTAGTATGCAATTTACAGTATTGAATAATGCTATAACAATGCATAGAATCACAAATCCAGGCACACAACATAGTGTTGGTGATGTTTTAACATTCACAGACTTTGATGGTGGAACTGCAGATGTAACGGTAAGTGTTACAGCAGTAGGTGATACACTAGGTGGTTTCCCAGTCTCTGCTCTGAACACAACATTTACAGGAATGTCGGATATAGAAATAGATTCCTATACATTAATACCCGACCTTTCTGCTTTCAACTTGGTACAATCATATGGTGCATTGGAGTCAACAGTTGGTGGTGGTTCAAATGCTGAGTGTACTAGAAACTATTACTATGATGCATTACACACTATGGTACCGAGTGTTATACACCCAGGCACTAGAGTAGTAACTGCAGTAAATAGAACACCTATGACTTCGCCAGAAGGTGTAGGAAGTGGAACCACATACACGCAAAATGCTACACAAGATTTAATTACGTTGAATGACAACGCATTCTTTGGTTCACCAAGTATTGTTGCTTCACCAATCAACGAACAAGCACACATGAGTAGTGGTAAGTCATTCACATTGACAATGCAGATGCAGTCAGTTTCACCTAACGTGTCACCTGTTTTAGATATAGGTACAGTAGGTGCGATTGCAATTGCAAACAGAATTAATAGTATTAGTTCAGATGCTGATGTGCCAGGCACAACTTCATCACCTGTAACTACATACGTTGCTTCAACAGAACCCGATGGTGATAACAATGCTATGATTTATATCACTAGAAAGGTTAACTTGAAGACTCCTGCTACATCTCTAAGAGTAATTGCAGACGTGTTTAAACCCGAAACTACAGATGTACAAGTCCTATATAAAGTTCTCAAGAACGATGCATCAACACCGTTTGATGATTTAGGATGGGAGTACTTTAATGGTGATGGAAGTGCAGACACAATAGTAGAGAGTGATGCAAGAAACTTCAAAGAAAATGAATGGTCTGTTGATGACTTAACAGAATTCAGTGCTTTCTCAATCAAGATTGTAGGTAAGGCACAGAGTACTTCAATTGTACCGATGGTTTCTGCTCTGAGAGTATTAGGTCTTTCATAATGGCGGAGTATATCAAGGTAGAAGGACACATAGGACTTGCTAGAGATAGTGAGTCCACTGCTATTGTCAATACAGACATAAACGCTTGGCGGGCACAAAAGATTAGAAAAGAAAACTTCAAAAGACAAGTTGAAGATATAAATAATTTAAAGAAAGATGTTTCGGATATCAAAACATTATTAACACAACTGGTAGAGAAAATCCATGGCTAAACAAGTAGACCAATTCAGCACTATAGAAACATTTAGACAAGTCTTCAATGAAGTCTCAACAGACGTTGGAGATATAAGTGGTCTAAGAACCGAAAAACAAGAAACTCTTGTAGATGCGGTAAATAGTGTTGAAGATAAAGCATTCTTCTTCCAAGAATACAGATTCGTTGCAACAGCAGGTCAAACTACTTTTAGTGGAGATGACGTTGCTGGTCATGAACTAGAGTTTAAAGCAAACAGAGTTCAAGTGTATGTTAATGGTATACAGAAGAACTTTTCTAGTGAGTATTCTATCGGTGGTTTTGGTATACTCAATGCAACTACTTACAACTCAATTCAATTACAGACTCCTGCTTCAGTTGGTGATGAAGTAACAATCTTCTCATTTACAGGTTCCTACTTAGGAACAGATGCAGCTGGTTCTACAACAGGTTTTTGGTCTACAACAGCTGTTGGTGATATCTACAATAATAACTCTAAAGGTGTTATTATTAATGGTGAGGTTGACCCTAGGGTTACTTCACGTGAAAGTTCTGATATCAAAATTCAGTTAGAAGGTAAAACAAAAATTAACGGTGATGTTACCGTCCATACTGGTGGTACATTAACATCTCCAACTATGACCGATGGTAATGGTGCTACAATCACAGGTGGTGATTATACAGGTGTTGATGCAACACTTAGTGGCGACTTATCTGTTGGTGATGCAGCTACTATAACTGGTAACACAAGTATAGGTGGAACTCTAGGAGTTACAGGTGCTTCAACTTTATCAAGTACACTAGATGTAACTGGTATAACAAATTTAAATAACACGACTGAATCCTCAAGTACTTCTACAGGTGCTTTAAGAGTTGACGGTGGTGTGGGTATTGTTAAGAAATTATATGTGGGTGGAGACGTAGACCTTACATCTAATTTACAAGTAGATGGAAACTCAACATTAACTGGTACTTTAAATGTTGATGGTGCTACAGATATTGATTCAACACTAGATGTTCTTAATAATACAACATTACAAGCAGACTTAAGTGTTGGTGGTAATGCACAAGTTACTGGAACACTGAATGTTGATGGTACTACAACACTAAACGGAACTACAATCGATGGTAACTTAGACCTTAATGGTAGTGCAGATATTTCTACCAACGCATCAATAGGCGGAACTCTAGGAGTTACGGGTGCTACATCACTAGGAAGTACACTCGGTGTTACAGGTGCTACAACATTATCAAGTACATTAAGTGCTGGTGCTTCAACTCTCACTTCATTGGGAGTTACAGTAGATGCAGCTGTAGGTGGAACTCTAGGAGTTACAGGTGCTTCAACTTTAACAGGCGCAACTTCTGTTGGAAGTACACTTGGTGTTACAGGTGCTACAACATTATCAAGTACACTAGATGTAACTGGTATAACAAATTTAAACGACACTACACAATCTACAAATTTGACAAGTGGTGCTTTGATTGTTGATGGTGGTGTTGGAATCGCAAAGAATTTAAATGTCGGTGGTAACATTGTTGCTAATGGAAGTATTACTGCAAACGGTGACCTAACACTAGGTGATGCAGATACAGACAATATTGTTTTTCAAGCTGATATCGATTCAAATATCATACCCGATGATGACGATACTTTTAATTTAGGTGCAACTGATAGGAAATGGGCAAAAGTCTACTCAACAAATTTTTATGGTGAGTTAACAGGAAACGCTTCAACAGCGACTGAGTTACAAACTGCAAGAAATATTGGTGGTGTATCATTTAATGGTAGTGGAGATATCGACCTGCCAGGCGTAAACACTGGTGGTAACCAAAACACAAGTGGTAATGCAGCTACTGCTACAGCATTACAAACTGCAAGAGATATTGGTGGAGTGTCATTCGATGGTACACAATCTATCAATCTTCCTGGCGTAAACGTTGGTGGTGACCAAGATACAAGTGGTAATGCAGCTACTGCTACAACATTGGCAACTTCAAGAGAGATATCAGGTGTATCTTTTGATGGTTCTCAAGATATTACTCTCTCAACTACGAATATTACAGAGGGTACTAACAAGTACTATACAGATGCTAAAGCAGAAGCTAGAGCAGATGCGAGAATAGCAGAAGCTGATTTAGAAGACCTAGCTAATGTTAATACTGGTGCAACAACTGGTCAAGTACTAGTGTGGAGTGGTTCTGCTTGGGCGCCAGGCGACCAAAGTACAAGTACAAGTTCTGTAACTGAGAGTTCCGACTTTGTGTATTTCACAGACGATAGAGTTGCAGCTGTTATGAAAGTTGCTGACGGTACACCTACATATAATAACGGTATAAAATTAACATACAATGATAACGCAGACGGTGGTAATAACACTACCGTAGATGGGAGAATAGATTTGGCATTAGATTATGAGATAACAAGTAGCGCACCAACAGCAGTCGGAAGTACCACTACTGGTCATCTATGGTTTGTGATATGATATGGCTGATGAAATTTACATAAACACTGGCACCACGATACAACAACCGTATCAAGGACAAGCTATTGTAACTGGTACAACACCAGTAATTAGACAAAGAATAGCACAGACACCAGTTATCGGTAGAACACCGTTTACATATACTAACAGAAGTCCATTTACGTATAACGCAACTGGTCGAACTCCTGTACCTTATCAACACCAAGTACCCGCTACATATGTTGGTCAAGGAAGACAACCTGTAATATATCAAAGTGCTGTGCCTGCTACATATAGAAACCCTGTAGATGCACAACAACCCTATATTGCTAACGCAAGACAACCGAGAACGTATCAAAATCAGATTCAAACGCCTTATATCGCACAAGCGAGACAACCTGGCACATATAGTTTACAGGGACAAATACCATATCAGAATCCTGTAATTGCAAATCAACCGTATCCTGTTATCTCACAAGGGAGACAACCCTTTACGTATCAAAATCAACAACCGTATCAGTACACTGCAGTATTTCAACAACCTTATCCGTACATTGCGAACGCTCAGGCAAAAGCAAATACTCAACAACCATATAGTTATCCTTACATTGCAAATGCTCAGACTACATCACAACAGCCTGCATCGTATAGGAATCCTATAATTGCAAACAGACAAACTACGGTAAATCATGCGAATCCTGTAATCGCAAACAGATTCACAGCAATTGATGCTCAATATAATAGAATTGTGCAAGTAACATATCAGCAACCATATAAGTATCAAGCAAATGCACGACAACCTGCTCAAGCACAGTCACCGTATATTGCTCAGGTTCAAGGTAATTACAGTTACAGACAACCAGCAACTTATCCATACGAAGCACAGTCTATAGCACAACGACCTGTTATTTACCAAGCGATTGGTAATCATCAAGTGAGTTATCAGGCACAAATAGACCAACCGTATATCTATCAGAAACCTATTGCTAACCCAACACAAGCACAGGCACAGACTGCTGTAGCGTATCAATATCCCGACCCACTAATTGGTGAGTACTTCCATAGAACTGGAAACTGGCAGGGTCAATATACAATGGGTAGTATTATTGGTACAGACTTATATGCTGGTTTTGGTTCTTTAGTTGGTAGTTATCTTGTTCCAGCTGGCGCTGATGGTAATACACAAGGTCAGAACGGTTCGGGTACATTCTTCTCTACATATTATCCACCAAATCCTGGCACTATACCAGCGAACTGGAGAACAACACAAAGAATGGGTGGTTCACTTGGATGGACTGGTCTATTCTCACATGACCCTGTTGTGAATAACCATATTCAGTTGAAACCAACTCAACCTATGAGATTGAATGCAGATGGTCAATGGAGTAGAATAGAATACGCTTATTGGAATTCGCAAACAAATTCTTGGACACATATTAGTGGTATTCCTAAAACATACATGCAGGCAGTTAACCCAACTGCTTGGAATATTCAAGGAACTAACTGGATTGTTGGTGGGTCAAGCACACCAGCTCAGACATACTCTATTATTAATGCTGACAAACGATTGAGGTTCTATTAAAATGGCAATAGGATTTACAAGACAACCATCGCCGTATACCTATCAGATTCCATTTAGTGTGGAAACTGAGGGTACTAGACCTGTTCCAGTGATTGCACAACAACCAGCAACGTACAGAACTCCTGCTATTACCCAACAAAATTATCAGGTTACATATCAAGCTCAAGGTAGTTACAGAAACCCTGTTATTGGTCAGACACCATATACAGTAGCTGTTCAAGCACAGACAAGTTATCAGAATCCGTTTACGTATACAGCGCAAGGACGAGCACCAGCACAACAGCCTGCTATTGCTACTGGGCCATATATCTTTCAACAACCGTCAACGTATCAGCATCAACAACCTTATACGACACAGCAACCGTCTACATATCAACATAGACAACCTGCTATTACACAAGTTGCGTATCAACATCCGACAACTTATGCCAGACAAGGTACCGCACAGGCTATTGTTTTATACAGAAATCCGTTTACTTATGCAACTCAAGGAAGAACGCCTGCATACTACATGGCTCATGGACGTATACCTTATATTGCGAATGCTCAACAACCGTTTACATATGCTAGACAGGCAATAAGAACATATCAACATGCTCAACCTGCTCAGCAACCGTATCCATACATTGTCAATTCTCAAACACCTTTCACATATCAGAATAGACAACCGAGTACGGCAACAGCAAATGCACAAACACCGTTTACATATCAAGCGAGGAATCCATTCACTTATAGAAGTCCTGTAAACTATGTAAACTATGTTCCTGCTAATAAACAGGTTCCGTATATTCTACAGAGAGCATATAACACTCCTGTTATTAGAATAACACAACAACCGTATCCGTATATTGCGAATGCACAACAACCATATATAGCAAACGCACAGCAACCATACGTTTATCAAACAAATTATCAGATTAGTTATCAGGTACAACAACCATACATATATCAACAAGATTATTCTACGACAAGACCTATTGGCCCAATTGCAAAAGTTAAGGGTGTATATGTGAATGATAACGGAATAATAAGGAAGGTACAGAAGGTTTATGTCAATGACCAAGGTAGTGTAGAGAAAATACACCAATCTGTTCCTACTGCCCAGTTTAACAAGACATAAAAAGGTATAAATAGTCTTATGGCCATTATAGCAAACTTATTTATAGACCAAGGAGCTGACTTTCAGATTACTGTTGATGTTACAGACGTTAATGGTGCAGTTTTAAATATGTCAGGTTATAGTGCTTCAGCACAAATAAGAAAAACATACGAATCTAGTGTAGTGGCTGCTACATTTTCTTGTACAGTACTTGATGTTAATGGACAAGTTCAAATGTCCCTTACAGATGTTCAAACGGACGCTCTAAGTCCAGGCAGATATGTTTATGACTTGGTCACTACAGATGGCAATGGTCTTAAGACACGTGTTGTGGAAGGACAAGCAATAGTTACGCCAGGAGTTACACGATGAGTAATATAAAAGGAACATTAAGTAGAGTTGCAACTATCGGTGGTAGAGTACAGGGTGGAAGTAACTTACGTGCGAAACAAGTCGCAGTAGGTAACGCAGCTTCTGTAGCGGGTGGTTCAGACTTAACTACAAAATCAATCAATGAACTTGCAGACGTAGATGCAACAGAAACTGATGACGGATTGTTATCATATGATGCAGCTTCAGACAAGTGGACAACAACCACCATTCTCGATGGTGGAGAATTCTAATTACTAAATAATAGTATCAAATCAAGGTTACCGACAGTGAGGTAGCGACCCACATAGTGAGTGGACAGGTATATAATGTAATCATATTCTAGTTTACTAGAATTAAGCTTAATTTTATAAAACAAACAAATTTTTTCTAGGAGAAAAAAATGGCAACAGTAATTCAAATTAAAAGAAGTACGGGCGTAGCAGCTCCTACCGCTTCGGATTTATCCGTAGGTGAGTTGGCGTACGTACAGGATAGAGCGAATTCAGGTGCTGGTGCGAAACTATATATCGAATCAGTAGACTCTGATAACTCAACTCCTCTCATCCAAGCTATCGGTGGTAAATACTATACAGATATCTTGGCTGGTTCAACAGCAACACCTGCTAACTTTAAAGTTGGTAACGGTGCAACTGCTGGTGCTTCTGTACAGTTAATGGAAGATTCAGACAATGGTTCAAACTTTGTCGCTCTGAAAGCTGCTGACTCAGTCGCTTCTTCAGTAACCTTCACATTACCTTCAGCAGACGGTAGTGCAAACCAAGTAATCGGAACAGATGGTTCAGGTAACCTATCTTTCCTATCAACAACATCAACACTTGCTGGTGCAACAGACTCAGATATTTCTTCACCATCTGCTGGACACGTTCTAGTACATGACGGTGTAGATTCATTTGACAACGTAGCATTAAGTGGTGACGTAACTATGGCAGCTAGTGGTGCCGTAACAATCGCAAACGATGCTGTTGAAACAGCAATGATTGCAGATAGTAACGTTACTATCGGTAAGATTGACTTCTTAGTTGACGAAGACAATATGGCTTCTGATTCTGCAGTTAAAGTTCCTTCACAGCAATCTGTTAAAGCATATGTTGATTCACAAGTAACAGCACAAGACCTAGATATCGCTGGTGATAGTGGAACAGGTGCGGTTGACTTAGATTCACAAACAATCACTTTCACAGGTGGTACAGGTGTAACAACTACTGCTGGTAACCAAGCAGTAACATTTGCAATTGGTCAGGCAGTTGGAACAACAGACAACGTGACATTCAACAACGTTGAAGTTGACGGAACATTGACATCGGATGATATTACATCTACAAACATCGCTGCTACAGGTAACTTAACAGTTTCAGGTAACTTAACAGTTAACGGTACTACAACAACAGTTAACTCTACAACAGTAGAGATTGATGACCCAGTATTCGAAATTGGTGAATCAAGTGCAGACGATAACTTAGATAGAGGTATTAAATTTAACTGGCACAATGGAACAGGCGCTAAAGTCGGTTTCTTTGGTATGGACGATTCAGACGGTAAGTTTAAGTTCATCCAAGATGCAACAGACACATCTTCAGTCTTCTCAGGCGCAGTAGGTGATGCAGAGTTCGGTGCATTAACAGTTGGTAGTCTTTCAACTTCAGGTAACCTTTCAGGTGCTGGTCTTGCATTAAATGGTTCTAACGGAGATATGGAACTTGCAACTTTAACAGCAGGTGAAGGTCTTGACGTAACTAACGGCGATGGTACAATCACAATCGCTGCTGAAGATGCGGCTGCTGGTAATAAAGGTGTTGCTTCATTTGCTGCTTCATACTTCACTGTAACAAGTGGTGACGTTGCAATCAATGACGCTTCAACATCTGCTAAAGGTATCGCTACATTTGACTCAAGTAACTTTACAGTATCAAGCGGTTCTGTAACTGTTACTGCTATTGACGGTGGAACATTTTAATTAATATTTCAATTTAACCGAATCAATAGGAGAGTAAAATGGCAACAGTAATCCAATTTAAAAGAAGTTCTACTCAGAACGCTTTACCAGGCGTAAGTGACCTTGCACTTGGTGAATTGGCGGTAAACACTTACCACGGTAGGTTTTACACTGAGAAGAATGATGGTTCTGCTGCTGTTGTTGAGGTTGGGTCAAACCCTTCTTCATTAACTATCAATGATGCGATTACATTCCCAACTGCAGACGGTTCGAGTGGTCAGTTATTAGAAACAGATGGAAGTGGAACTTTAAGGTTCACAGATGCACCAAGCACTGGTGTAACAACTTTCAAATATGATATAACTGGTAACACAACCGTAATTTCAGGTTCAGATGATAATGGTGTAACACTTTCTTACACCGTTGGACTAGAACAAGTCTATCTGAATGGTGTTAAGTTGGTGAGTGGTGATGACTATGCTACAACTAGTACATCGGTTATCACATTACAGGCGAACGCAGTTGCTGGTGACGTAATCCAAGTAGTTGCACAGACTTCAATATCGAACCTTGTACAAGGGTTCTTCACAACAGTTGCTTTAACAGCAACGACTGCTGACCAAGTATTGACTTCTAATGCAAAAGCTAATGTTGCAATCAAACATGTTATTGTTGCAACACATGCTACTGGTGGTACACACGCAGCTGAGGTTCTTTTAATCAATGACGGTACAAATGTATACTTCGTTCAATACGGTGATGCATTCTCAGATTCTTCTCTATTCTCACTTTCAAGTGACATGAATAGTAATAACATGAGATTGCTAGTAACACCTGCTAATACGAATACTACATTTAAAACGTTCCAAATTAGAATGCAATAAGGAGGCATGACGAATGGCTAAAACAAGAAGTTTCGAACTTGCCGAGTTAATACGAGGTATTCAGTTTGATGTCAGTAATGATGTTATTACTACTACCAAAGATATACGTTCTAATGGACACACACAAGGTGGTTCAACCACCACTGCAACAACAGAAGTTGCACTCGATACATTTGCTCACGCAAGTTATAGAGCTGCAAGATATGTTGTCGCTATGTCCCAAGGGTCAGATTTCCACTCTACTGAAATTGTCGTAGTACATGACGGTTCAGCGGTAACTCTAACTCAGTATGGTACGTTGAAGTCCGCTAATCTTGCATCTTTTGATGCTGATATTAGTGGTTCAGACGTTAGATTATTGGTAACTCCAGCAAGCAGTTCATCTACAGTTATTAAGTTCGATAGAACAACAGTAGACGCTTAAGTTTAAAAGAATTATCTTTTGGGGGGACTTTTAAGTCCCCTTTTTTTAACTTAGAAAAAGCATAAATAGATATTATGGCAACGAAAACTAAGTTCTATACAGACTTGGGATTTGCATCTCAAGAAAACTCGACAATAGATGGTGACTTAACGGTCACTGGTAATCTAACGGTATCGGGTACTAGTTTTACAATTGATTCAACCACAGTTTCTGTTACAGACTCTATGTTCGAACTTGCAAGTGGCAACACTTCAAGTGACTTAATTGATATAGGATTCTATGGAAACTATGATGACGGTTTATCCGATGGCTCTTCTGAATACACTGGTTTGTTCAGAGATGCAAGTGATTCAACTTGGAAGTTGTTTGACGGATTAGAATTAGAACCAGGCAATACGGTTGATTCAACTGGCTCAGGATTTGCATATGCAGATTTTAAAGCTGGTGATATAGAAGCAACAGGTCAGTTAACTGCTATTGGGCCCTTAAGTTTAGGAAACTTAAGACTTGATGCTAATGATTCATTGACAACAACTTCTACATCTGAAACAACACTAGATACATTCTCACTTCTTGCGTATAGAAGTGGTAAGTACCATGTACAAGCATCTAGTGGTAGTAATTATCATGCTACAGAAGTAATGGTAATCCATGATGGAAGTAATGCTTACTTCTCACAGTATGGTGATATAACAACAGGCAGTTCCCTTTTTACACTTTCTGTTGACACTTCATCGGGTAGTGTTAGACTTAGAGTCACCCCCGCTTCAGCAACTTCGACTGTATTTAAATTTAGTAGAAATATTTTAAAAGTTTAACCAAATACACCGTGTTATGAACACCTCGATGTTCTAAATACAGTAGTAAGAAATCACATTTAACGTACAGGACACACGCAAAATGGCAACACAAAACAAATTTGTAGTAGAGTACGGAGTTAGTGTAGGAACCACCGAAGTAATCAATTCATCAGGTAAAATCGTTGCAGCTGCAATCTCAGATTTAACAACCGATGACCTATCAGAAGGTTCGGCAAAATACTATGCAAATTCCTTAGTAGACACACACTTGTCGGATGCATCGACATCTAAGACACTGAACAATGTTCAGATTGACGGAGGAACTATCTAATGGCTGGTGAAAAGAATTTTAATATTAAGAATGGTCTAAACGTCAACGGTACAGAGGTAATTGACTCAAGTGGTCAGATTACTGGTGCTGCTATTGGTTCTGAAACAATTGATGATAGAGTTGCCCAACTACTTACAGCTGGTTCAGGAATCTCACTATCATACGATGATGCCGCTAATACACTTACAATTACAGGTAATGTTGGAGACATCACAGGTGTTAATGCTGGTGCTGGTTTAACAGGTACTGCAACTTCAGGCGATGCAACACTAAACATCGGTGCTGGTACTGGTATCACTGTAAACGCAGATGACATTGCAGTCAATATGTCTGCATTCGATACAGGTGACTTATCAGAAGGCTCAAACCTATATTACACAGACGCTAGAGCAGATGCTAGAATTTCAAACGCAATTGTTGATGAAGATAATATGGCATCTAATAGTGCTACTCAGATTCCATCACAACAATCTGTAAAAGCATATGTAGATTCACAAGTTTCAAGTAAAGATGCATTATCAGAACTTTCAGGTGATACAGACGATATTACTGAAGGTTCAACCAACCTTTATCACACAACAGCAAGAGCAAGAGGTGCGATTTCAGTAAGTGGAGACTTGTCCTATAACTCCTCAACTGGTGTAATCTCGTTCACAAACGATGCTGGTGATATCGAAAGTGTCACTGCTGGTGATGGTCTATCAGGTGGTGGTTCTTCAGGTGCAGTATCACTTGCAGTTAACGTTGATGATAGTTCAATCGAAACAAGTTCAGACACACTACAAGTAAAAGCATTGGGTATTACTAATGCTATGTTGGCAGGTTCTATCGACCAAAGTAAACTTGCTGGTTCAATTGCAAACAACAAACTTGCAAACAGTTCAATCACAATCAACTCAAATGCAACTGCTTTGGGTGGTGCTGTAACACTTGACACTGGTGATTTATCAGAAAATGGAAATTTATTCTTCACAAACGAAAGAGTAGATGATAGAGTCAATGCATTATTGACTGCTGGTACTAACATGTCATTGTCTTATGATGATGCAGCTGGTACACTTACAATCTCATCTTCAGGCAAAACACAAGAAGAGATTGAAGATATCGTAGACGGTTTAATAGTTGGTGGAACAAACATCACATCAACATACGATGATGCAAACGGAACACTTACAATTGCTGGTCTATCAGACGGTGATATTAGAGGTAAGTTCTCTGCTGGTGGTGATTTATCATACAACAGTTCAACAGGTGCTTTCTCATTTACAGAAAGAACAGATGCAGAAGTTAGAGGACTAATTTCTGTTACTGATAATGCTGGAGACGGTTCACTATCATACAACTCTTCAACTGGTGCGATTACATACTCAGGTATTAGTGATTCACAAGTAAGAGGTAAAATCTCGGTCACAGATTCTGGCGGTGATGGTTCACTTGGATACGATAGTGGTACTGGTGTTATTACTTATAATGGCCCAAGTGCTTCAGAAACACGTGCTCACTTCTCAGGTGGAACTGGTGTATCATATTCAGGCGGTACATTTAGTATCGGTCAGTCAGTTGGAACATCAGACGATGTTTCTTTTGGAGACCTTACACTTTCAGGTGACTTAACAGTTAACGGAACTACAACAACTGTTAACACTGCAACACTTAATGTTTCAGATAATATCATTACACTTAATAATGATGTGACTGGAACACCTTCACAAGATGCTGGTATCGAAGTAGAAAGAGGAACATCATCTAACGTTTCATTGACATGGGACGAATCAGAAGATGAGTGGACATTCGGTTCTTACAATGTAAAAGCAAGTTCTTTTGAAGGTTCATTAACTGGTAACGCAAGTACTGCTTCAAGTGCTGCTCAGTTAACGACTGCAAGAACAATCAGTTTGGGTGGTGACCTTTCAGGTTCTGCTTCATTCAATGGTACTGGTGATATCACAATTACAGCTGCTGTTGCTGACGATTCACACAATCACACGATTGCAAATGTGGACGGACTACAAACTGCATTAAACACTAAATACGAGAGTGGTTCAAACGCAACACTTGGTACAATCACAACAAGTAATGCATCGAACTCGGGT